TCAAATCGTACCTCCCCGATCACGCTGGTACAGGTTCAAACAGGCCCATGTTTAGGCCAACCAAGCCAAGGCCCAACAGGATGACTACCAAAGTTCGCCGGATCAAACGGGGGCTAATTGAGCCACGCCTTCACAGCCCATACTTAAAAGGTAAATCTCGCATTGATGAGGTTGCAGCACTAGCTGAGAAAATCGGCATGCCTCTACTGCCCTGGCAACACTTTGTACTAGAGGACATGCTGCGTATTGATGCAGCTGGGCAATTTATAAAAAAAACTAACTTAGTTTTATGTGCCAGGCAGAACGGCAAAACCCACCTTGCCCGTATGCGTATCCTGGCTGGCATGTTTTTGTTTGATGAAAAGAAAATCCTGATTATGTCATCTAATCGCAGCATGGCACTTAGCACTTTTAGAGAAGTGGCCTATGCGATTGAAGGCAGCCCAGAACTAAAGAAGCAAATCAAGGCGATCCGGTACGCCAATGGCACGGAGTCGATCGAGCTAAAAAACGGGTCGCGCCTAGATGTTGTAGCTGCTACCCGTGATGGATCGCGTGGCCGTACAGCTGACTTGCTATTCATAGATGAAGTACGCGAGATAACCGAGGAAGGCTACGCAGCTGCGCTACCGACTACACGCGCACGGGCTAATGCCCAGACACTAATGTGCAGCAATAGCGGTGATGCCTTTAGCATCGTGTTAAACCAGCTGCGAGAACGCGCCTTATCTAACGCATCTAGGACTTTTGGCTATTACGAATACAGCGCGCCACAGTTCGCCAAGATAACCGACCGCCAAGGCTGGATAGCGGCCAATCCTGCGTTAGGCCATACGATTACTATGGAGTCGATCGAGGAAGCCCTTAACACGCAATCGGTAGAGCAATTTCGCACCGAAACTTTGTGTCAATGGATCGATAGCCTGCAATCGCCTTGGCCATACGGATCAATCGAGGCAACCAGCGATGGCACGTTAAAAATGTCACCGGGGCCACTTACAGTATTTGCCTTTGACGTATCCCCAAGCCGCCGAGATGCCAGCCTAGTTATGGGGCAGTTACTCCCCGATGGTCGCGTAGGCGTAGCCGTATTGGAAACCTATAACAATCAAGTGGCAGTAGATGAGCTAAAAATTGCCGCCAGTATTAAAGGCTGGTGCGATATGTATTATCCGCGCGTAGTTTGCTTTGACAAGTACACAACCGCATCGATCGCCAAGCGGCTAGAACTATCAGGCGTTGCAGTTCGCGATGTGTCGGGTGCTGAGTTCTATACAGCTTGTAGCGATCTACACGATGCCCTAAGCAACGGGCGTTTAGCCCATAGCGGCCAAGAATTGCTAGTGCAGCACATGAATAACAGCGCAGCTAAGATCAACGACTCAGCCTGGCGTATCGTGCGCCGTAAGTCTGCTGGCCCGGTAGATATTGCTATCGGCCTGGCTATGGTGATCCATATACTTGCCCAGCCTGTACAAGAGGCCAAGATATACGCCTAGCGACACGCCGAGCAGAATCGGTAATGTGCTTGACATTTTGAGAAAATCCCATCTATGGGATTACTGGAAACTTTAGGGTTTAAAGCCAAGGCAGAAGTTACTGCCCAATATGCCCCTGCCATCATGGACAGTACATACGGCGCTGGCATGTACAGCTATAACAGCGGCCTATCTAATTATGGTTATGGCGTTGCGATTGATCGCAGCCTAGCTTTACAAGTACCTAGCGTTAGCCGTTGCCGCAATTTAATTGCAGGCGTTATATCAAGTATTGAGTTAGGCCTATACAAAAAATCTACAGGTAAAAAATTAGAAAGCCCATTATGGCTAGATCAAATGGATATTCGCCAACCGCTTAGCGTGACCCTTGCATACCTGGTCGATGCGCTTATGTTCTATGGCGTGGCCTACTTAAAAGTCCAGTCAATTTATTTTGATGACGGCCGCCCATCAGGTTTTGAATTTGTACCTAACACGCGCGTTACAGTAACTACAAACCAGTACGGCGATCAGGTTGAGTATTACTCAGTAAATGGCGTGCGCGTACCTATGGATGGCATTGGCTCGCTAGTTACTTTCCAATCGTTATTGCCTGGCATATTGCAAACTGGTGGGCGCACAATACAAGCTGCGTTAGATATACAAAAGGCTGCAGCAGTCGCAGCAGCTACGCCAATGGCAACCACAATCTTAAAAAATACCGGTGCTGATCTACCAGAGGCGCAGATCCAAGGCTTACTAGCTGCGTGGAAAGCCGCGCGTAATAATCGCAGTACCGCATATTTGACTAGCACTTTAGAGGCGCAAAATTTAGGCTTTAGCCCTAAAGATATGACATATAACGAAAGTAGCCAATACCTTGCTACTGAAATTGCGCGCTTAATGAACGTGCCGGCATATTACATAAGTGCAGATATGAATAACAGCATGACATATCAAAATATATTAGATGGTCGTAAAGAATTTGTAGCGTACTCATTACAACCATTTATTAGCGCGATTGAAAACCGCCTAAGCATGGATGACATAACAGCGCATGGTAATCGTGTGCGCTTTGCAATCGATGAAACTTTCTTACGCGCTGACACTATGGCGCGACTAGATGCAATAGAGAAAATGTTAAACCTAGGTTTGATCGATGTTGCACAAGCGCAATCGATGGAACAGCTAACACCTAATGGATCAGGAGATACTGCAAATGTTGCACTTAACGTTTAATAACGCGATCGAGGCGGCCGATACTGAACGCCGCATGATCTCAGGCAAGATTGCGCCATACGGCGAAGTCGGTTACACATCCGCTGGCCCTGTTGTATTTGAACGCGGATCTATTGCAATTCCAGATGTTACAAAAATTAAATTGCTAATGCAGCATGACAGCACAAAGCCAGTAGGTCGCGCTACATATTCCAGCGATGATGAAAGCGGTGTTTACGCATCGTTTAAAATTTCAAGTAGCAGCCGGGGACAGGATGCACTTGTACTAGCTCAGGAAAACCTTGTATCTGGTTTATCCGTTGGTGTGGATGTATCTGCATCAAAACAGATGAAAGGCTACCTGTTAGTTACCGCTGCAGTCCTAAAAGAGGTAAGCCTTGTGGAGTCGGCTGCCTTTGATTCAGCGGCAGTAACTGATATTGCTGCTGCTAAAGCCGCACTAGAAGCAACACAAACAAAAAATATAACTTCCAGTAACGATACTGAAAGTGAAACCGAAACCGAAACCGAAAGCGAGGCAGCTGTGACTACAGCCCCTATTGAAACCCCGGATGCTCCGGTTGAAAATCCAGTCGAGGCTGCACCAGTTCAAGCAGCACGCCAGATTATTCGCCCATCCGTATTAGACAGCCAGACAGTCCGTACACCGATTACATCAATGGCAAAGTACACAGAGCATAAGATCAAAGCTGCCCTAGGCAACACAGATTCTATTCTTTATGTAACAGCTGCAGATGACACAATGGCTAACAACCCGGCGTTCAGCCCCACCCAGTACCTTTCAGAATTCCCAACAAATACACGTTTTGGAACACCATCAATCGATGCATGTTCACGCGGCGTATTGCCAGCAAGCGGCATGACAATTAACGTGCCATCACTTGTTACATCTGCAGGCGGTCAGTCAGGCGTAGCACCTGCTGTAACAGTTGAGGCAGAAGCAGGCGCAGTGCAAAATACAGGCATGGTTACAGAATATTTATCTGGAACTGTCTCAAAATACAGTGGCATGAATACGATATCAATAGAGCTTTTAGAAAGAAGTGACCCTAACTTCTATGCAGAACTAACTACACAGCTACAAAATGCTTACCTAAAGACAATCGACACAACAGTAAATGCTGCGTTGATTACTGCAGGTACAGTTGCGACTACTGCACAAGCTGCTACATCTGCAGGCATCATTGGTTATACATCTGAAGCTGCTCGCCTTGTTTATGAGGCTACTGGCTACTTTGCTAATAACTACATAGCTAATGGAAGCCAATGGCAATTATTACTCGGCGCATCGGATACCACCGGGCGACCAATTTATTCGGCCAGCAATCCAATG